TGTCCTTAGGCTGTTATTCCATGTGTAAATCGTTTTGGTGCGTATGGGTTAGGTTCGTATTCTCTTCTGACCGGCCAGATAAAATCTACCATATACCCTAGTGCGTCATTCATGTGGTCAAACTCTCCTTTTTCGGGAACAGCATTCGACCCTTCTTTATAAATCTGTCTTTCCAAGCATTGTATGGTATATTTACACTTGGGGCTTATAAACAGTTGTCTTTGTCCGGATGCTGAACACAATCTGGCGTTGACTGCGTTGATTCTGTCTCTGACTGGGGTATGACTTCTTGGGGCTTTGACCACAAAGTTAGGTTGGTTGGCAAGGATTGTGTGATCCGATTGGCCTTGGCTTTTAGTAGAGCGGGCACTGCCCGCTGGGTCTGGATAGCAGAAGATCTTTGACGTTGGGTATCTGCTTCTAATCTCATCTGCGAGTTCATGAGTATTACTGGAATAGAGTTGGATTTCGTCGATGACATATAAAGTTTCGCCTTGTTTAATTGCCACACTAGCACACAATGGGGTTAAGTTAAAGTCCATGCCCACATATATGATATCAGTGTTGAGGTATTCTGGTTCTCGAACATTGAGGTTACGATCAAATGCGTAATAGATTTGTCCAGAGCTTTCAACCCAGGTCGCCATGTATTCCTGCTTGAACATACGCTCAGGCATGTCACGCTTGGCAGCTTCTATTTCAGCTTCTGATACATTGCCACCTTCGATAGTAGTATATGAAAAGCTCTGCCAGTCTGTTAGATTATTAACACCATTGGTATAGATGTCATAAGACCAACTGGATCTGCCACCTTTAGGAGTGCCAATAAACAGTGCATGGCCTTCACAGTCACTGAGTGTGGGTCGAACTGCGGTCCATACTTCTGGCTCAAAGTCAGCGAATTCATCAAACACTATAAAGTTCACAGAATAACCACGCATACGATCATAGGCATCAGCACTCATGATCTGTATTTCTGAACCATTGATCAATGTGATCTTTAGTTCTGATTCATTGGTCTTGGCAATCCAGTTTAGGCCACTGAGTCTTTCTTTAAGTTGTTCCCAGGCCAGTCCTTTACCTTGTGATCTAGTAGGCGCACAATACCACACACGCTGTTTAGGTTCACGTGCAAATCGAGCCAATTCACGTATGGCTAGAAAAGTCTTGCCAAATCGTCGACCGCATATGGCCACTCTAAAGCGAGCAGGTGATTCAGCGATGCTTTTCTGTGGCTGACTTAACGGCATCAGTCAGCCCAAGGTAGGATCTTGTCATCCTCGGTGTTAATAGGCGAATCAGTTTGGCCTAGATACTGTTTACCTAACCATATAAGCAGGGTGGCATTGCCACTGAGTGCTGTGCTAAGTTGCACGGCTCGCAAACGGCGTTTCATACCTGCACGACCTTTTGTAAGATAATCCGCAAAGTTGTATCTCAAGGTGTCTTCCTTGATCATAAACCACTCTGCGATCTCACGATCAGTCATGCCAATTTCAGCCAATTTCCATACTTCATCTGGGGGAACCACACGCTGTGTCTTGCCACGACCTACTACGAGGCCCTGCTTAGTGACTTCACCCCATTTAGGGTCTCGGCGTTCTTTGTATTCCCACTTGGGGTATTTGGTAAGATCCTGTTCAGGCTCTTGAGAGGGCAGATCAGGCTGCTCTGGAATATTTGTGTTTTCATCCATGCTTGTATTTAAGCAGGAAACAAAAAAGCCCCTTATATTTGGGGCTTAGGTGTTATTTCTTTTTATTACAGTGTGGTTTTTTATCTGCATAATAATATTCTTCCGGATATTTTTTTCGATAATAACCAATCATATCTCTACTAACACCAAAATAGTCAGCGGCTGCTTGGCTGGACTCAAACCATAAATCTTTGCATATCATCGCATACTTTCTAATAGATTTCATTGATTCACTAAGCTGTTGCCGTTTAGCTGGATCTTTCCACTGCTTTTTATGACTTTCACTAACTTGCTTTCTAAGTTGAGGATTAGCCCAAGTTTTCTTACTATTATCTGCTTGACGCTTTGCCCTAGTAGGATCTGTTAGAAAAGAATCTTTTGTAGCTTGTGCTGTTTTAGCACGCTCTGTAGGATCTTCATATCTCTTTTTATGGGCGGCTGATAACTTTGCAGAGACCTCTGGAGACTTAAGGCTTTCTGCTCTCTTTTTAGCACAGGCTTTAAGCCATTGTTCGTTATCATAATATTTTTCTCGATTTTTTGGATTAGCTAGAGCACTCCTTCTACCTTCAACTTTATTCCAATTCTTCTTATACAGTTCTTCGTCACTCATATTACCCACAGGAACATTGCCCCATTCAAGTTCCTCCTGCATATTGGAGTTGTCCCACATCTTGTTCTTAGTCATTGCGGATACCTTTCAATTGGTTAAGAAGGATTCTTTGCATTTTGGCATCAGGATTGTAGTATTTGGTATCTGCAATCTTTAGAGCCACGCGGGGAGTAACTTCTCCTAGGAACTCATAATTGTCTTCTAGATAGGTATAGGTGCTGTCAATGATATCTTGAGGATAACCAGTGACCTTTTCGCCTTGTTCATTGATGTATTTGTGATCTACGCAATTCTTGCCCAGCATATCACAAGACTCTACTAGATATTTGGTGTATTGCAGTTTCTGTTCTGTATTGAACACACAGCGAGCATCATTGAATCTACTGTCAATGGCCTGTGCCCATTGTTTAGCACTCTTTTTGATTGTGTCTTTGTTGTCATTAGTGATCCAAATGATATTGCCATTGAAGAGGAATTCAAAATCAATATTGTGTTCTTCCATTAGGCTGTTCTTCTTGGCTGTGCTCCAAGTTACCAATCTATCTCGTCCTGTGTCTGCGGCACCTAGGATCATGGGAATGATCTTGTTCTTTTCAGAATGGTGAACAATGTCTACGTCATCTAACACAATAATACGATGACTGCCTGCATTCAGGGCTAATTTAACATAGAGTGCGGCGGCTGTGATTGTGCCGCCTTTGATGTATTCTACACGATTTTGAGCATTGGCATCTCTTAGTGCTTTTTTTACCCAAAAACTTTTACCAATACCTGCATCACCATACACCAATAGTCCATTGATTGCTGACTCTGGATTATTGGCAAAATTTACAGTTTGGTTATAGACGCCTTCTAAAGTTTCGATTACTTTTTTGGCTATTGGATCTGGACGTTTCATTATGACTCCTTGAAGTTAAGTTTGTTCATGCTGTGCCTTAACACAGCATTGATACAATATTAACTGATCAAGTAATCATTGTCAATGTTTACTGCGCCAAACGAGCCAATACTTTGATTTTGAATGCTCTGCGATCTGTTTGGCCATTGTCCAATGTGATGGCAGCGGTTATCACATAGACTCTATTGGCTGTGCCACCACTTATGACCGCATAGGTCAAATTACCTGCACTTACACCACTTGAGTGTATGATAATTGGGTCAGCGTCATTGGCTCTGCTGTTATGTGAATAGCTCACTGAGCTTATAATGACTCCGGCGGGTAGCCATTCTGACCATGACATTGAGTAAGTTAATTTGGCTTCTATATCTTTTTCAATGAACACTCCATCAGTGTCCTGTTGATATCCTGTTAGTGTAGACATTTTGTTATCCTTTTATAATAATTAGCGTTCTTGTTTCACCCTGAACTTCATAGACCCTTGATTCAGGCAATATGGTCAACAGTCTTGATTCTGGTTTAACTGTGAGTGTCAATGCAGGATCTAAGTTAATGATGTCACCAGCAGTTAATTGGAATCCAGTAACTGAGAGGTTGGCAGTGGTTGATCTGAATTGTCTTTGTGCTTGTGCAGTTTGACTTGACACACAAGGCATATTCACAAACGCATCTTTCAATGCCTGTGCCTGTGTGGTCATTGTGCCAGCACTCATGACCAGCACTGCAAACTGTTCTATTGAGCCAATTGTGGCTGAAAGTGAGGCAGTGACTTGGAGGTTGGCTTCTACACGAACTGGAGGTATCACTGTGACATCAGCACTGAGTGTGAATGCTGATGTGGCTGTGACTGTGTTATTGACTATGACATCAATGTTGGCAGAAACTGTGAATGCAGATTGTAGCAGTGCTGATGCACGAGTTGGATCAATAATCACTGCTTGGCATTCTAGTTCAAATGCCGCAGATAATGTAGCCTGTGCTGAATCTAAATCACCTATTTCAGCGAATACACTAGCAGACACAGATAAGTCGGATTGGCCATTAGCGGTTTTGACTGCTGATGTGGTCTGTGTGGTCTCAGCAGATAACTCACTGGCCGCTGGTTTGATCACACCAATTAAGGTCTGTTGATCAGTGGTCACTGTCTGTGTGCTGGCTAATTCTAGTGTTCTAAATCCAGTTGCTGTTAAGGCTGTGTCAGCGGCTAAACTGGCTGTGTATAAGAACACACCTTCTGTTTTGGCTCTGAATCTAAAATAGCTCTGCCATGGTGAAGTCAAATATTCACTAGCTGGCTTTTGATCTTCAGTGTAGTATTCATTGACTGTGGGTAGGAATTCTACTCCTATCCATGGATCATCAAGAGTATTGTAGACAAATGGCAGTGGTAAACGATCACCCTCACCACGACCATCAGTGTCTAGGTCTACATAACCCAGATCATAAAAATAATTCACAGGAGGTGACCAATTGGCTCCTGATGAAGAAGAGATCTTACCCAGCCATACCTGTGCAAAGCCGCTGTCAGCACCATAACCTTCAGAAGCATATGGTATATTCAGATTGGCCAGTAGTGCTGAACCTAGTTTTAGATATTCTCCACTGGCAAACTGCACTGATTCATTATAGGCATTGTAGGTTCTTTCACCTTGATATTCGCCATCAATCCATAATCTATAGTAAGGTGTGGCTCCTGGGCTGGTATCACCTTTTCTAGTAGTGTAGAACAAGTAATGATGCCAATCAGTGTCTGTGCTGACTTCTTGCCAAGTAGGATTAGGTTCATCTGGATCAAAGTTCTGTCTGATTACAATGTCATCATTGTAGAATGTAAACGCACCCCAATTTTGGGATGTTGACACTATAGGCTGGAATTCATCCACAGCCAGTGTGTCTCTCTTGGTCCAAATGCTGAGTGTGAATCCATCTTCACTGACTGGTATTTGATCAAACACACCACGATCAAATGACATCAAGACTCTTGGATACTTGTCATAGGTATATGAACTTACACCAGTGTGTAACCAAGTGTCATTGGCAGGAAATTCTACCAGTTTGCCTATGACTGCGGCAAGGCTAGTGGTAGCAGATAGTTGGCTTTCTTTGTTGGCGATGATACCAAATGCTGAAACCTGGCTAGCGATAACATCTTCTTGCACTACTACATCTACTGTTTTTACTGCCAGTGCCGATTGTGCAAATGCTGAAGACTGTGTGCTGTCCGCTGTGGCTGTCTTGACTGCTGATATGGCTGTGTCTGTTGTGGCTGCAATACCAGCATCAAATGATTTTATTCTTTCTACTAGTGTAGTCTGTGTAAATGCAGAACTAAATGCTGCCTCTAGACCCACAAATTTTAGAACATCAGTGGTCTGTGTAACAGTAGAATTTTGATTGCTCACAGCATCTGCAGTCTTAACACCCACAGCGGTTTGATTCACAGTGGCACTAAGGTCAATGCTAAATGCTCTAAATTTGTCAGCGTCTGTGGTTTGTGTAAATGTTGATGCTAAATCACTGGCCGCTTCTAGTAATTTGCTGCCGACTATTGTGGCTGTAAATGTAGCATTTAGTGAACTGTCAAATGATCTTGCTCTTGTAACTGCTGTAGTCTGAGTGAATGCGGCATTAACATCGCTGAACAAGCCTGCAGTTTTTTCTGCAGTCACACTCATTGTAGCCGTGGTCTGTAACTGTGTTTCACCTACCTTATTGGCATTAATAGTAATGTTGCTTTCAAATGCCACTAACTGACTGCTGGATGATGTGCGTATTGCACCTATTGCTATGATGTCATCAAACACCGCTGACAATGTGCTGTCAAATGGTCTTGTTCTTGTGTTGTCAGCAGTTTGTGTAACTGTTACAGAGAAATTAGCAGTGGCTTCTACTAGTTTGTCACCTTGTGCAGTCAAAGCCACTGTGGTGGCTAGGTCAGCATTGGCTTCTTTGAGTGACAATGCATCAGCAGTCTGCGTAAATGCCGCTGACAATGTCGCCGATGCAGATTTAGTAATAATTGCACTGGCAGTCTGTGTAAACACACTAGACTGATTTGATGCTATTGAGAATGTTGTTCTTATATCATCTGTAGTTGCACTTAAATTCTGACCTGTATCAAAATGTAAGAGGATAACCTGATTGTCATCATCATTTTTAATAACAGATGTATAACCTGCAATTGTCGAAGTATTACGTCTCCAACTAAATTCATCGTAATAGGTTATTCTTGTGCCAGAAGTGGTATTGTCTACACCATAGAATTTTAATCTATTGTTTGTAATGGTGTTTGGTGCACGGATAGCTCCACTAAATGTTGTAGATGTTCTTTGAGTATTGTTAGTGAATATTCTAAGACTAGAGCCTGTTCTAGTAACTGCAACGTGTGTCCACGTTCCATCAGGTATATTTCCTGAACTAGAAGGTGCAGTTAATGTTCTAATTGTGCCATTGTCATTGTATCTAAAATTTACATAAGATCCAACTGGAAAAGAACCTGAATAATATGCTCCAATACTCCAAGCATCTTCAGTGGTGCTTAGTGAGGTTTGATTATAACCTCCGGTAAATTGACCTACACCTGCTAGATGAACCTGTGTAACACCAAAGGCAAAGGCATTTGATATCTTTACCCAAAATTCTATAACAAAATCTTGATTGGCCTGTATGTTCCAATCTCTATAAGGTTCAGAAGTATAGACTAATCCAGTAGAGAATCTACCAACACTGCCTCCAAAGTCTGCAATAATTGGTTCTGTATAAACTGCATCATTATAACTTGAACCATTCCTTGTGCCTTGACGAGGTCTTGGACCTCCAAAGTATCTAGAAGTGAATATGCTTGAGGTTACTGCGGGGAATGTTGCTTGTGCTTGAATTACATCTGCGGCATCTGCTGTGAGTGCAAAGGCCACTGCCATTGAGGATGAGGCTGTAGAATGTAGTTTATCTGCTTGGCTGGCAAGGTTGGCAATGTTTGCCAAAGTTAAACTAATAGATCTGTTGGCCACCGGAGTGGCTGACTGTGTAAATGCGGCAGTGACCACAATGCCACCATTCTTAACTGCATTCACTGTCATTGTAGTGGCAAACACACCTGTGAAATTTACTGTGGTTCCTAGTATTTTACCCGCAGTCACTGTGACCGTGGCTGTGCTGGATAATGCACTGGCTCCAGCGGCCACATAGACAAAATACTTGTCTTCTATGTAACCGGATTCAAAGTAAAATTGGTCCACGGTGGCTCCTTAAGGTATAAATCTAACCCAAAAACTCTGTAGTGCATTGGTTCCATTATCGCTTTGGCCGATAGTTTGTGTAGCGGCTGTAGAAGCGTTATAAGTCCAAGTTTTTACATATTGATTGGTAGTGCTGGAAAATTCTCTTAGATTGCCAGCACCTGTTCTAGTTGCAACAGCACCAGTTGATGTATAATGTGCAAAGCCCATTATGGGTCTAGTTTGTCCGCTCATTGCCAATGATTGATTAGTTGGGGCGGCAGTAGTTGCCTGTTGTGCTGGAGTTGAGAATTGAAGCGACCCAACAGGAGCATTAGGTCTAACAATAACCATTATTTTTCTAGTGGTTCCGCCCATACCTGTTACTGTTGATCCTATAAAGTCCCCGTGCGTAATTTTTCTCCAACTTACGGTGCTTCTAATACCCGTTGTGGTTGAAGTTGTTATTTGATTCCACCCGCTGGGAACTGTTAAAGTTGTGGTTGTTGAATAATCAAACAAAAAAGCATAATCATTAGGCATTGCAAATGCTGGCACAGTGATAGTAGACGCAGTTGAAGTAGCGGCATCAACTAAACTTACAGCGGTTACTCCTGTAACGGCGCCAGGGCCGTCGTCAAGAAAATCAGTGCTATTATTAGCACCATTCATATGCAACAATAATTGTGTGTCTGCATCATTAGTAAAGGCAGCAGTAGCTGGTGTAAAATTACTGGTGTATCTAGCCACTGATGACACGCGAAGTTCATCAATATAAGCTATTGACCAAGTATTGCCTGCGGAGTTTCTTCCAATGTAGGCCAATGACTGTGTAAAATTAGTGCTATTAGTTCCCGATGCAACTTCTACACCATTGATATAAAGTTTAATTGTGCTGCCACTCCTAACACCTGCAATATGTGCCCAAGTATTAGATGCAATACCGTTGCTGACACCAATATCTAAAAAGTAAACAAAATTAGGTGTAGGTTGATATACACCAAAAGTTAAAGCGCCTGCACCATCCCACCATATTATGGTATCACGACCGTTGCCTACACCTGAATGGTATACCCAGGCCTCTATGGTAAAGTCACCTGTTCCAATAGGTCTAATGTTATTAACCTGTAATGCTCTAAATGTATCCACATTAAAGTGTGCACTGGCTCCGCCAAATTTACTTTGTGCTGTAGATACAAATGCACCACCATTGGATGGTATTACTGAAACAAATCTACCAGTGTGAGCATAGGTGCCATCTGCGTCATCGTGTCCGCTAATTGTTGATCCGTTTGGATTTACCACTGCGGTGTTGTTATTGTGATAAAGCAGTTTAGTAAATTCATCATTGACAAATTGAGCAGTAGGCACAGTATGACTAGATCCTGTGTATCTAGCAGTATAGCTTACGCGGATTTCCTCTAAGTAACCTTTATAGGTAGCGTAAGTAGCACCTATTGAAAATCCGCGAACGTTACCAAAATCATAACTAGGTGTTCCAACCACTGCTGTGGGTCCTGCAAGTCTTGTTCCATTACGATAAAGACTGATATTACCTCCACTCTGAACCATTGCAATATGCTGCCATTGGTTTAGAACACCGCTGGTTCCTGATTCCTGAACTGTGGCATAAGTTGAAAAACTGTTGTTGTAGGCATAACCAAAGGTTAATTTGCCTGCGTTGTTAAAACCAAATTGATTGTAAACCCAGCCATCCCCACCTGCATTGCCCATTATATTAGCACTGCCTTCCCCTGTGGCGGCATTGGCAGTCCAAGCAGTAGGATACACCCAGGCTTCCCAAGTGGTGTCTTGACTATGCCAATTCTGACTGGCACCTAGATCACGGACTTCAAAGGGCAATACTCCAAGCATTCCTGAACTCCAATAACTGCGTCCAAAACGTCCAAAGTTATGGAATTGGTCATCATCGCCTGACCAAACTTTAGGATTAACAGCTGATCTAGTAAAGATAGCGGAGACTAATCTTTTTACCAATCCATTTAGTCTAAATGAGCCTAATGGCATTATTTGAAGTCCTTAGATAAACTGGCCCAATAGTTAGTGCCATCATAAAACACTGAAATGATATCAGTGGTGTTGGTAGTGCTTAATGTTTTTTCTCCACCTGCCCATTTCATCGTAGAAGTCAATGTTCTACCAGTGCCGTTGGTATTAACGATCAATGTTATGCTTTGTCCTGCCACTGGGCTTGTAAATGCGTTAAGTGTTAGATTACCGTTGAGTGTAACGGTCTGAACGTTGCCGTTGGCAGCATTAGGTGCAACGGTTCCAGAGGTAGTGCCTAGACTGTGTATGAATTCATTGTATTCAAGATTATTAACTATGGTTTGACCAGTGCCGTTGGGTGCAAGTGTAATATTACCGTTAGAAACAGAAACAATGCTGTTTCCATTAACATCTAGATTACCACCAAGTTGTGGAGTAGTATCCTCGACAATATCTTCAATTTTGTCATTGTTAAGGTTTGTAAAGTTTGCATCACCTTCTGTGAAAGTGAGTGCAGAGCCTTTGCCCGCTCTTGTGACTATGGTAGCCATCTAGATCTCCTTGTTATGAAAAAGGCACTGAAGCCAAAACTCCAGTGCCCGTGTGTGACTAAAATTAGTCTAGGCTGATTGTCAAATTGCCAGAACTAATCTGGAATGTGTCACCAGTCTCGATCAGCTTGGAAGTTGTAACTGCACCGTAGAATAATACGTTGCCAGCACCTTCTGTGTCACCGTCTACTACTGCCACGTGAGTAATTGTTCCCCAGTTTGCAGTTGCAGTTGGGAATGTTACAGTTGCGTTGGTAGCACTAGAACCACTAGAAGCGGCTGCGAAAGTCACTGCTTGGCGAGCATAGGCTGTGCCAGAAGTAGAAATTTCGTTAGTGAATGAACCTGCTTCGCCTGGGTTACCAGTGAATAGGGCCAAGAAACGACTTGGTTGTGTGTATGCTGATGCTGTTAGAACGTGATCGAGAATCTTGTTCTCTAAATAATTGGAAGCTGCGCTCAAAATATATCTCCTTGTGAGTGGCTATCTCTCTGAGACAGCCTGTGAATTCTTGTGGACACCTCGTCCACAAAGTATTTACCAAGAACTTAAAAAAACACAAGAAAACATCAAAAAACTTTATTGGTTTATATTTTAAAAATTTCTAATTTAGTCCATGCTTTGTCAGAACCACCTTTAATATCTCTAGGTGTAGAATCTCCATTAAAAACAGTGGCACTAATATAATCTGTAGAGCCGTTTAATGAAACAGTTGCAAATGCAGACAATGTATGACCATTAGCAGATGCACCACTTAGGTTAATTAACGCAATAGATACAGTGGTATTGTTAAGTTTAATCTGACAATTAACTTGATCTCCGTTGTCTAGATATTCAAAAAATACCTGTAGGCTTATAAAGTATCTACCAGATTCTGTTGGAATAATTCTATAATTAGGAGATCCTGTAAACCAAGAATAAGGATCGCTATTCACTGCCCATTGAACAATAGTATCTGTAGCTGAAGGAATGGTTTGATTAGAGGTTAAAGCTAGACTAGAATAAACTGTTGACGTTCCACTACCACCGCTATTCGCATCAGTGTCATTGATCCAAACTGTTCCGTTATATTTTAAAACTTGTCCATTTATAGGGCCAGTAAGAATAACATCTGACAGGCCATCAAGATTAGTAGCACCTCCAGCAGAGGATGCGATAGTTACTGTCTTGGCAGTATTGTCACCTGTGAGTGTAACATTTGAACCTGCTACCAATGTGATTTTGCCATTGAGGTCCGTGGTCACAGTGGTGCCACCTGTGCCTGCATCTAGACTTATGGTAGCGTTCTGTAGATTGGTAAAGTTTTGATCCAGCTGTGCATAGGTCAGGGGTGTAGGTGCTGTGGTGCTTCTTAGTGTTATTGAGGGTTTGGCCATTAGTGTTGTCCTTGTAGATTGGGATTCATGGTGTCGCTGGTGATCTTTGTGACCCACTGTGACATCAGGTGTTCATTGGCTTTATTGGCCGCATCTAGGCCTTTGATCAAGACATCTACCACAGTTTCTAGTTCTAGGATTTTTTGGCCTAGCCTATTGTGTTCTTGTTGTAGAACACCTTGATTCTGTTGCAGTATCAGTTGATTGGCATGAAGTTCTTCTAGAGCCTTCATGGGGTCAAATGTTGGATCCCAATTCATAGTAGTCCTTGTTCTCTCATGAGTCTTTGTATTCTTTGGCAGTTCTGTGCGTGTTCACGTCTGGTTATGAACTGTATGTTGTCCAGGGTCCATGCTGCCTCATGATCCTTTCTGGCCATGCAGATATTGGCTGAGTGACGACCTTTGCGTAGATAGCGATCATCTTGGCGCCATAGCTTAATGTATTCATGTTCAGTGATGTGCCATTCCTCACCTCTGAACCAAGCCTGTGCTCTGCGTTTTTGGCATTCAATGTAAAG